CAAGAATGATAGAGTCTCCTGCGAGAGAGTGTTCCCTGGCTACTTCCTGATGGACGATATTTCCTTTGGCGACGGAATGCCTCGAGAGTGTTACATCCGTCGGCCTGAAGACAAATATCACTTGGCCGCGCAGTTTCCCGAGTATCGGGATGAGATTATGTGCGCTGACTCCGGCAACTCTCTGTTGTACACCAACAGGGATTCGGCGGATAGAACGGTTGAGGTGACATACAGCTATCACCTTGCGTCGAAGCCCGGGGCAAAGGATGGCATGGACGCTATCTCGGTTCGTGGGCAGGTACTATACGCCAAAAAGCACGATAGACGAAAGTATCCTCTGAAGTTTGTACGCTGTATTCCACCGCGCACTGGCTTCTGGGGAGGGTTCTTGACGTTCCGGGCTGCTCCGTCTCAGATTGAGCTTAACCGGGTTATTAATCGAATCTCGTATTCGATGAACACTCAGGCTATCCCGCGAATCTGGATTAGTCGCCAGAGCCAGATTGTTAAGAAGAAGATTACGAATGCAATTGGCGCCGTAGTCGAGTTTGATGGGCAGCCTCCAGTGTTCCAGACGCCGGCGGCAATGAGCCCAGACGTGTACGCCTGGACGAAGACGCTAGAGGAGTTTGGGTATAAGGGAATCGGTATCAGCGAGCTTAGCGTCACAAGCAAGAAGCCTGCTGGTCTAGACAGCGCGCCCGCGCAGAGGGAGTACAACAAGCTCCAATCTCGACGCTGGATTCACCTGATTCGGGATATTGAGAGCGCTGCTGAAGACCTGGCCGAGGAGTTTGTTAGACTTGAGACAGATATCGCTAAGGAGAACTCGTCACACTCCATTCTCTCGAAGCAGAAGGATAGGACGTATAAGGACTTCAAGTGGAGCGAGATTATCCTAGACCTCGAGTCTATCCGTTGTAGAGTCGATAATAGCTCCGCTCTCCCGAATACACCGGCCGGTAAGATGCAGAAGCTTCTCGAGATTGTGCAGATGGGCGTTCTTTCTCCGACTGACTTCATTCGGCTTTCTGACGGTCCTGACCTTGAGGCTGTTCGGCGTTTGCTCACTGCGAGCGATGACTTCCTTGAGAGCATCTTTGGTGATATGCTATCCGATGGCGAGTATGTTTCTCCCGAGCCTGGCATGGACTTGGCGCAGGGAAGAGTCATGGCAACGATGATGGCTTACAGAGCCAAGCTTGATGGTTATCCAGAAGATAGAGTTTCACTACTTCGTCAATGGATTGACGAAAGCCTGGTTCTAGAGGGTATGCTTCAAGAGCAAGCGATGGAGGCCGCAATGGCCAAGATGCAAGATGCTCAACAGAGTCAGATGCCAGGAGCGCCTGGAATGCCTGAAATGGGCGCTCCACCTGACATGGCTTCGCCAGCAATTGGTGACGCCACCGTGCCGCAGACTTAGAGACAATCATGAGCGTACAAGAGACTGAAATCCCAATCCTCCAAGAGACTGAAAACCTTGGGGAGATTGATTCACGCGTAAATGAAGCAGCAGACGCACTTGACTTCCTCGACGGCCTTACCAAGGATGAGCCAGAGGTTGAGATTGAAGTTGATGTAGAGGAAGATGCTCCGGCAAAGCCAGAAGCTAAGGAGCCAGAGGCAAAGCCTGAGCCTGCTCCTGAACCTGCGCGGAATGGGCTTTCCAATGAGGAGATTACTCAAGCCCTCCTGGATATCCACAACAACAATCTGGCTCTCCAAAAGGAAATCAAGGCTCTCCGTGAGGCATCTACAGCTAAGAGCACTCCGGAGAAAGCAGGGTATGAGCTTCCGGACTCTCTTGAAGAGTCTGTGGCTGTCCTTGCGAAGCGCTACAAACTTCCTGAACATGAAGTTGTCGCAAAAATGTCTCGCGCTATGGCTATGCGCGATGAGCCGGATAATCTTGCCCTTCGTGATGAACTTCTGGAACTCAAGCAAGAGTTTAGGAACTATAGAACCTCGGTTGAGGAAGCAGCTAAGGCGCAAGCAGCTCAAGCACAGCAACAGGCATATGAAGCCAGACTTGGAGAACTCGCAAACCTCGTGGAAGGAATGCACGCCGACCCGAAGGCGATTGAGACATATCCGCACCTGGCAGGGGTGCCGGCAAAGGAGAGATCTGCGAGAATGATTCAACTGGTTAAGTCTGCTCAGCCAGGCGAGCAACTGATTGATGTCTTTCGCCGAGCGGAACAGCAAGCAAAGACCGAATGGGAAGCTCGTACTGAGTGGTATAACAAGATTCATGGCAAACAGTCAGAATCTCCACCACCACTTCGAGCGGTTCCAGACCCGGAGCCCAAAGGCAAGATTCCTCAGAGTAGAGGAACTGGTAGACAAGTACCAAGAAACGGCGTAGCGCTGTATGCCGTCACTGATGAGGATTCTATTAGTCTTGACGACGTGGATGCTCGCATCCAGTATGCAGCCCAGGCGCTGCCCCTGTAAGAAAAAACAATGGCTCTTGACCAGACCACTTTCGCCCCAGCCCTTAAGCGGCTTTACCCGCATGGGCCCAAGGAAATTCTTTACAAGAAGTGCCCCACCCTGGCGGTACTCAAGAAGACTACTGACTTCGTCGGTGAGGCAAAGGCAAGCGTGCCTATCTTCGCTGGCACGATGGGTTCGCACACTGCGAGCACTGCTTTCGGCACCAAGAAGGATACTCAGATGGTTCGGTTTCTCGTTACCCGAAAGAAGGACTACGCTGCGGCCGACCTTGATGGTGAGACGATTCTTGCCAGTAAGAATGATAAGGGAGCGATTGCTCGCTCTCTGAAGGTCCAGGTTGACGGTGCCATGTACACCATTAACCGTTCGATCGCCCTGGGCGTGTTCGGTAATGGTGGTGGTGCCCGCGGAAAGGGGGACGGGGCTTGGACTATCACTGGTGCAAGCTTTACTCTCCTCGAGCCCAAGGATGTAGTCAACTTCGAGGTTGGCTATGTTCTTGAGTTCGCCTCTACCGACGGAACGAGCGGCTCCAAGCGAGTCGGTACTGTTACTGTTACCGCTGTTGACCGGGCGACTGGTGTCATTACCACTTCCTCGGCTGACATCTCTGCCGATGTCGCCTCTGTTGCGAATACTGATTACATCTTCCGGCAGGGTGACTTCGGTGCGGCTCCGACCGGGTTCCGTGGTTGGTGTCCTGATTCGACTCCTTCGGCTACCGCCTTCTTCGGTGTTGATAGAACCGTTGACCCGGTTCGTCTTGGTGGGCAGCGGTATACTGCGGCCTCTACTCTTCTCGAGGAGGATCTGATTGACTTCTGTTCTCAGGCGACCACAAATGGCGCTGACTTCGATTACTGCTCGATGAATCCGATGCGTGTTGCTCAGCTCTCGAAGAATGCCTATAGCAAGGTGTGGCTCCAGACTGACGTGAAGACCGTTGGAATGAACGTCCTGAAGGTTCAGGCCGGTCCTTCGACCCTTCATATCATTCCTGACCCGAACTGCCCCTATGCAAGAAGCTACCTGTTCGAGCGTGATGCTATCGAGGTTGCTTGTCTCGACGAGATTCCTCACTTCATCACTGACGACAGTCTCAAGTTCCTCCGGTCGAGTTCTGCTGATACTATCGAGTTCCGCCTGCGTGCACTCTGGAACATGATTGTTCACGAGCCCAACAAGCTTGGCGTGCTCATTCACTAAGAGGAAACATGGCTAACGGGAATTATCTCCCGCGTACGCGACACCGAAATCTTGTTGTGGGTAAAGTTAAGTTCACTGGCGCCAATGGGGCTAACCCAACGGCGCTGGTGGACGAGGGTGGCCTGGTGTCTACCGCGGTTCGTACCTCTGAGGGCCTTTACACTCTTACTCTTCGTGATAGATGGGTTAAGATTAATGCTAGAGCTTTCCTGGAAACGTCGAATGGTCTTTACGGATGTCAGGCAGTTCCGACTGCTGGCCTGAGTGCCGCCAATACTGTTGTTGTCCGCGCCTGGAACAACCCTGGTGGAAGAGGAAGCGCTACGTGTCACTGGTCGCAGGCTGCTACCGATGACGCTCTGAAGATTGCCCGATGGCGGGCACCTGGTACTGTCGCACTGGCTGCGGCTGGTATTACCTCCCATCTGACTCAGGCGGCTAATGCTAACTCTCACTCGTTTACTCTCCAGAAGGATGATGGCGCAGGTGGTGCGGCTACTACGTTCGACCAGATCGTGGGGACTGCAACGGGTACTACTGCCTTTGTGAATACGCCTTTTACGATTGTGCCGGCAACTGATACTCTCACCTCTGGGCAGTTCCTCAACGTTCTTCTGACGAAGAATGGAACCGGAGCAGCGGCCAACAAGTACGACCTTTGCTTCACCTACGATATGGACCCGGTTCTGGACGACATGGCCGGGGTCGTGTTCCATCTTGACCTAGACCTTCTGGGCAACTGAGTGATGGTAGAAAAGCCGATAGGTCTCAGCAACCTATCGGCTTTTCTTTTTTCTCCATGGCAAAAACTCTTGCAAACATGCGAACGTCCGCCAAGTACTATGCGGACATGGAAAACTCTGAAGCATTCACCACAGCAATGTGGACGGAATGGATCAACCGTGGAGTCGAAGACCTTTGGGATGTTCTTACGAGGGCAGGCGGAGCAGACATTTTTGGTAAGAGGGCAACGCCTATTACCATTGTGGCCGGAACCTCTGACTACTCTTTGGCAGCCGACTTCCACCAGTTGATTGGCGACTGGATCTCTGACTCAAGCAACGTTCCTCAGCAGAGGAAGGTTAGGAAGTGGGGATGGGAAGACGAGGCAGACCTTAGACTTATCTCCGGAGAGCTGACAAACCTTCGTCGGCGCATCATTCACAATGGCACAAACAGAGTTGTGTCGTTTCTCCCTGTTCCAACAGTAGGAGGAAAGTGGAATTACTCTTACATTCCTAAGCCGACGGCGCTTAGTGCGGATGGGGATACCTTCGATGGCCTTAACGGATGGGAAGAGTACGCTGAGATTGTTGCAGCCATTAAGGCGAAGAACAAGGAAGAGACGGACCCGAGCGGTCTGATTATGGACCTTAACCGTATCGCTGCAAAGATTAGATCGAACATGGATAACATGGACCAGTCTGAAGGTGATGGCGTCAGAAAGGTTGAAAGCGACTGGGATAGAGCTAGCGGAATCGTGAATCCATGGTTTTCTCAGTAAGTAGCCAAAGCCCTGACCTAAAGACAAGACAAGAGATTGATTCTCTCTCTCGTACCATTACAAGTCATCCGTTCTCGGGTGGTAAAATGTGTATGGGGGACAACGATGCACAGAGGAAGTGGATTATCAATATGCCTGGATGGCACAACAAGTCGATATTCCACAACCTTGGATATATTCCAAACGGCTGGATTGTGGTATGGTCTGACTCTGTGTGGCCGATGCCAATCAAGCTTGTCTCGGCAACAGACCAATACCTAGTAATGCTCAACCAGGGCGCAACGATGAACATGAAACTGTTTGTATTCTAATGCTCAAGGCATGGCAAAAAGGGACCATCGTTCCTACAACTGGAATTGATGAATCAAATGACGCGATTCTCCAAACGCCTGGCTCCGCTTCCGATATCCTTAATATGGTAATGGAGAAGGGAGGCAGGTTTGTTAAGAGAAATGGGTTTACTGAGATTGCTTCGTACGCTCTTGTTGACACTCCGGGCTACAGTGTGCGCAACTACAATCCGAAGTCACTATTCTCTACTGGTAAAGAGCTATGCCTAGTTGATGGACACAATGTATACGCGTATTCTGATGATAGAACGGACTGGGTAAAGCGCGGTCTGGCTCCGATTGGTACCGGAGAGCTTAGCAGAATCAACACACACACTGGTGACTGTAGGTCGGCCAGCGTCGCTCATAGCGCTAATTATACTGTTGAGGCTTACACCACAACTACGAAGGACATGGACGGCGTCGGCTCTCTCTCTTACCTCTATGTTACCATTAAGGACTCTGACGGAATCGTTATTCAACGGAATGTCCAAATTGCTACGGGTAACTCGGCTGGCACGTGGGTCCATTCGTGCAAGGTCATCTACCAGACAACTGGTAAGTTCGTAATTGCCTATCACGTAGGTTGTAACCATAGCACCGGAACTGCCATTTCTGGTACAATCAATATCTATACATGGACAGAGTCTGCGCCGCAGACGGCTCCCGCGCTCTTGGTTACAGTCTCCGACGCTCAGGCAACGTACGATAGCCACTGTCAATATGATATTATCCCTGTAAGTGCAACTCAGTTTGCAATTGGCTACGTAGACCACAGCGCTAATGATGCATACCTCCAGGTTATCAACGCGACCTCTGGTGCCACTTACGCCGGTCCTATCGCAGTTAGCACTAGAACGACGTACAACTGCGTTGCTGTGGGATGGGATCCCATCGAGGAGCAGATCTTTTTTGCTAGGGCCGGAGAAACAGCTGGTACCAACTACCTAGACTGGTCTGCTCACACACTAGATGGCTCGCTTACCACTGAATATACGAATAATGCTTTTCTTACTGAAATCACAGCTTTTGGAGCACAGTGTATCGGTGTCTCAAACGTAGCCACTTGCGGTGGGACTACAATTATTGCTATCGGATGGACTAACTTTAGATCTTCCGCAGCAAGCATGGAAACGAGGATTAGGACAGCAATCCCGTCTACCGGTAGCCTGGTTGGCTCTGAAGTACAAGGCATGAACGGCTGTTCTATGTTGACACAGCCATTCATCGTTAACGACCATTGTTACTGCGGACTCCTTGGCCAAAGCAGAGACGTTCTTGGTGGTTGTGCATACATCGTTGACATGGGTTTCCAGGACACTGTCGTTATCAATGCTGCAATGGTTGGAATGTGGGATATGTCTGCTGTTCCGCAGGTCTTCGAGGTTGCTCAGATTGACTCTCACGGTTCAAACGTTGGTGCTCCTACGCATCCGTCTATTCTCAATATTACTCTAGCCAATCCCGAGATTCACTTTGCGTCCCCCAGCATTAGGGACCCGTTTATCACAGCAGATACTACCAAGTCCGATGAGTTCCTTTTGGACTGGAACCACGTAACGATTACAACCTCGGCCAAGGTCAAGGGATACAAGATGGCTGAGGGTACGGCAATCATTCCTGGTACTATGACAGCATGGTATGACGGTAATGATACGTTTGAACTTGGCGTGTGCTCTACTATGGACTATAGTATCAATTCCGGTGTTGGCTCTCCTGGTCTTCCTGCTGGAACTTATAGCTATAAGGGATATTGGCAGGTAAAGGACGCCGCTGGTTTTATCCACAGAGGCCCAGTTGGAGCAGCCAGGTCAATCACACTAGGTTCAACTCTCGACGTGGACGCTGTCGCCGTTACCTTTGCTGCTACTGCGCGGAATAGAACTGGTCCACAGCAGCACGCTATACTGTTTCGTTCTTCCGTGTCCGATGCCGTCTACCGTAGAGTCTCGAGACCGTCCACGGTGTGCACGAATTCATGGGAACTAGATATTACTAAAAACCTCTGGTCTGATGACGATCTCGCAGATACCGGAGCTCCTATCTACGTTGAAGGCGGAGCTGACCTTGACGCTGTGGCACCAGCCGGGTGCAAAGGCGCTGCGATTGTTAAGGACAGGGTTTGGCTTTCTGGCTTCTATCGAAAAGACAGACTCCAGTACTCCGACCCAATCACGCCGGCTACCGCAAACTCTGACCAATATGCTCCGGAGTTTAACGAGGCCTTCTCTATTATGTCTCCCGATGGAAGCGAGTTCACTGGAATCGTTGACTTTGTTGACAGAGTTATTATCTTTACCGAGAACAAAGTTTACCTCATTGCTGGTGAGCCTGGCGATCTGGCTGGTCAAGGTAGCACGCTAAGCGGGCTACAGTGCATCGCCGATAAGATTGGATGTACGAACAGAGACTCAATCGTTAAGTATCCTGATGGTATCTTTTTCCAGAGCGAGGCCGGGCTATGTCACCTGAATCGGAAATTCGAGGTTGAGTTCGTGGAGATTGTTGACACTACCATTAGTGACTCTGGTTTCTCTATTGTTGGGTCCGCTTGTCACGACGCTGACCGGATGGTCGTTTTCGCTCTCAAGAAGCCTGATGATTCCGATGGGCTTCTTCTGTGTTATGATTACGGCAGCAAACTGTTCGTGAAGTGGAGGGTTGTAGATAGCTTGGGCTCAGATATCAAGCCTATCGACGTTACGTTTCACAACGGGAAGCTTTATATCTTGGACATTGAAGGAGATATCTACTACAGCAACGATACATGGGTAGACGAATCTACGTTCGTCCAGAGCTGGACAACAGGCTGGATTACTCCTACAGGGAATAAGAATTCTCTGTTCAAGATTCGGTATGTCTCTCCTCTCATGCGAAGACAGTCAACGGATGGAACTGCTGTCACTGTTACTGTATACTACGACTACGATGATGCTTCTTACAATCAGTATGTTCTCCCGTGGAGCGAGTTGTCTACTTATGGGAGCAGTCTGATTGTTGACCCTAGGCTACACGTGTCAAGAAACTGCAGAGCTTTTAAGGTGAAGATCAGTGCCGACAGCTCGGTTGACGGTACTAACGGAAGAGGAATCGAGTTTATGGCAATTGACTACGAGTGGTCACCTAAGGTCCCAACGACGAAACCAACGGCGGTGAAGAGAAACTAATGTGGGAAAACGAAAGCGCGTTTGGTGGAATTGAAAAAAGGAACGCAGGACAGTTCCAGAAGCCCGTCCAGACTGTTAAGCCTCCGATCTATACAAATCCCGATTTCCTCGGAGACGCCCATTCTTCTGGGAATCCCCTGTTCGGGGGCGGAACGCTTGATTACATCGAAGGAGATGTCTACGGAGGTAAAACCCAATGGGAAAACCTTTCAGGTAGACTAAATAAGGGCATCATCCAGTCAGAGGGGGCCGCTAAGAATTGGGCTGATGTTTATGGAGGGAATGCAGCAAAGCAGGTAATGGGACAGGCAGCGATGGCCGGAAATAATGTTAATTCACAGGCTACAGTAAGAGGCTTGGATGCGTCTGCCATGAGATCTGCCGGCCACATGAGAGACGAAATCATGGGCCAGGGCAGAATGGAAGCAGATTCCCTGGATAAGCAAGCAGGGGTAGCATCGAAGCTCAAGCAGCTTCAGATCCAGCAATCTGTTTCAGATATCCAGCTAGCTGCGGACTCACTCTACCAGAGTTATCTTCTCTCTCAAAAGCAAGCTAAGGCAGGATACGATGCTTTGAATCTCGCAGACGCAAACAAGCAAAGAATGGCAGAACAAGAAAGATACTTCCTTATTGCTACAATGCTCGGGAATGGCCTGGCGGGAGTCGCTAGCGAGGCCGGAAAATAATGTTTGAACTTTTTACTCCGCTCCTAATTGAGGGGCCAGACGAGTCTCTTTTCTCTGATCCTGACGCACCGCCTGTTGATAGGGAGGCAGAAAGAAGAAAGATCTGGGAAAGCGGACAGAACCAGACAGGAGTCCCAGGAGAGGCTCAGCAGTACATTGAACTCCGTAAGGCTCTCGATGCCCAGTCTCTTAAAGAGGGTAAGCTTGCGACTGAGCTTGCTGATCTTCCGTCTGTTGCTGAACAAATGGGCCTAACTAGCTTATCTCAGGTTGCGAGACAGTCTGTCGGCAATCGCGGAGCGAGTTCTCTTAGCAACATTGCCGCTATGAGAGGTAGTGTAAACCCGTATGTAACCGCTACTTCGTCTGCCGGACTAGGAAGACTGGGAGAGGATGTTGGTAATCTTGACCATCTTGCCGGAGTTGGCCTTGGCAGAGCCCGTAGAGAGCTTGCCGTACAGGACCTCGAAAATCAATCTAGAGGCGCGAAGGACAAAGATTATGCTTCAAGAAATGCCATGTACTCAGCTCAAATGGACTTCGAAAAGGAGATGAGTGACAGGAATCGGTCCGCAGCTATGGCAGGCGGAGGGAGCGCAATCGCCGGAGCCGGCCAGCTACTCTCTGATTACTTCAAAGGAGACAGCAGTAATGGTCAGTCCGACGATATCATTCGAGATGATCCATATCTCTCTGATGAGAGAGCTAAGACCAATGTCAGGAACGAGCGGACTCCATTCTCTCTCATGGCGAGGATTAGCTCTCAGTTTCCTATGCCAGGGGCTCTAAATCAATATGCCTATAACAGTAGCCCTCAAGGGGTTCCAGGTCTGGGCCCGTCTGCTATGGCGGCCATCCAGAGGGCCACCGGAACACAACCTATTGGCAGCGGAGTTGCATCCAAGGAGAACATCAAGCCTTTCGATGGTGAATACTCTGGCGTAAGTACCCCAGTTTCTAGGAGTCAAGAGCAGTCTCAGTCCCTGTCTCCTCCAAATGATAGGTTTCCTGAATACACTGGTCAATTTAGACAAGAGAATAGGCTAGATGGCGCGCTTAAGAGAATTCCGCCAGACCTCCATGCGGCTCTAAAGAAGGGCGTTAATCCAAGGCATATCCTGAGAGAGATGGCGAATAGAGAGAGGATTAATGATAATGGAATGCTCGCCGAGGAGCTTGATTCTAGAGCAGATAAGATTCCGATTGACAAGTCTGAATACTCCGAGAGAGATAGAGCTAGAGAGGTTACGCTGATGTATCGTCGACAACTGGCCGCCGCGGGGCTTCAGCCTGTTCTCAATACTGACGGATCTGTCAGGACGTTTACAAATCTGGATGAAACAGGCCTCTCGTTCAGAGATAGAGACTTTGCTGAGAATGCCAGTCGTGTCCAGTCTCTTCCGGCTTTCCAACAACAGCAAGGTGATAGGCAGTACTCTAGGCCGAATGGGAAGGGTGGTCCAAACAACCAGACTGTCCCGCTTCGGACCCCTGAAAGAGCTGCTCAGCCTGCTCAGCCTGCTCAATCCCAGGCTCCAATGAGTCCTCTTCGCTCACTTGGTGATGGTATTAGAGGATATAATCAGCAGTTCAATCCTCGGCTAGTGGAAGCAGCTCAGCCGATTAGCTACAACTACAAGCCAGAATGGCAGAAGATGTTGGGGCCCGGCAGCGAAGGACAGAAGGTTGGTGTGAATGCTACTGAGATTGCGAAGGCACCTGGTGGTGAACAGCTTGTAACTAAGGTAGATAGCCCGATGGGCCAGGTAGAGACACTCAAGCCCGACAAGGTTATCGGTGCCAGCCTTGGATTTAGCGCGATGAATGCGAAAAAGAACATGGAGCTTACCGACAGAATTGCACAGCTCGAAAGCATGATCTTCGGCGGAAGGGCCAGAAGCTAAATGTCAGACGATGTTTATGTTCCTCCTCAGCCTCCTCCTCCTCCTAGGCCAATGACTCCTGAGGAACAATGGTATTTTAATCAGAGAATGATGGAGCAGGAAGCGGCAGCCGCTTTTAGAGCAAGGAACGCACCATCTGCCGGAGGCGTTGATAATCCTCAACGTGGCTCTGATAGTGTACCCGGTAGAAGGAGCCAGGGAATTTACGACTATGCTGCTACTACTAGACGGCCGGATGGTCCACAGGCAGGCGATGTAGCTGGTTTTCATCGCGGCACAGTTGATGCCGCAGGCAGGAGAAGTCAAGGAATTTACGACTATGCCGCTACTACTCAGAGACGACCAGGCTCTCCCCCGCCACCAGCAGGAAAATGGCAACCAATTGATATGGGTCCACGAGACCTTGCGACTTCTGGGTTTGGACCTAGTGGCGAACCATGGAAAGCTCCTGATGGCAAGCTGTCACTAGGCGACCATGAGAATGCCAGAAACGTTGCGGCTAGAGCATTTGCAAGAGGAAGAGGCTCACAGTCAGATGTTGATGAGTTCGGAAGGCCAGTAGACACTACTGGTAGGGACGCAAGGACTGGGTATCCAGACATCGAAGGCTATGCAGAAAGCGAACGGGCCTTACGAGAACAACTTGAATCTAAATATGCTGAAGATGGGAAAGAAGAAGTAAGAGGCGGTCCCGGTGGTCCAGTTGGTCTTTCTGATGAATTGCTTCTTCGTATCCCGACAGAGCTTCGTCCAGGTAAGACTGGGAACTGGTTCCCTAGGGACTTCGACAAGGGCTTTGTTGAGGCTTACGTCGACGGGAAGTTGGACCTTACTCCACAGGAGTTTCAGCAGGTCATCGATAGATACAAGAAGTTTAGCCTGTCTCCATATGACCCGATGCTTAAGAGCGAGAGGGCTAGCAGCGATGCGTCTAAAGCTTTGACAGAAGGGGGCCTGGCCGAGGAAGAGGCGCTTGCTTCTGGCGAGGCTCAGAAGGCTCAGAGGCTCCGAGATATTGTTGATGAGCTTAGGTCTACCAGCAACCAGCAGATGCGTTATCAGCAAGATCTCCAAGAGGAGATTAGGAATAAGCAGGCTGAGCTAACTAAGACCGTAGATGAGCTTCAGAAGAAGGCTAACGACTTCAACCCATACGGGAGTTCTCTTGGCCAACTCTTCGCTGTTGTTGGGCAGGCGATTGGCGCCTACGGCGCAGCACTAGGTAAGACTCCAAACTATGCGGCCCAGATGGTAGACCAGATGATTAATGCTAGGATTAAGAAGATGGGTATGGAGATGCAAGCTGGACAATCCAAGATTGGTGCTGGTACGAATGCGGTGCAGTTCGCTATGCAGGGTCTTAATGACCAAAGACTTGCAGATGAGGCTGTCCGTGGTGCTATGTATAAGCAGGCGCTCATTGAGATTGACGCTATCGGCATGGCTTCCGGGTCTAAGGCTAAGAGAGCAAAGGCAGAGAAGCTTAAGGAAGCCATGATGCTCCAGTGGACTGCTAGAGAAGAGAAGATGAAGTTCATGATTGAGTCTATGGCACAGCAGGCGGCGGGCGGCCGTGCTGCATCAAGAGACGAGAAGACGCAGGAAGTGCTTGACTCTCTATATGGTGGCGTGCATCCAATTACTGGCTCTCCTGATGGAGAAAGAGCAGACGTTCTTGGCGAAGGGGCTTACGTTCCAGCACATACGGGAAGAGCTCTCGACCAGGCGCTTACTTCACTTGGCCAGGCAGAAGGGTATCTTGATATGATGGAGACTGCTGTTAATAATGGATGGACCGGAATTGGCAAGCCTTGGGCGGGAACCGCAGGTGATATGTTTGACAGAGCAGAGGCCGGATACGTTGATGCTACAAGAAAGGCGACTGGCTCTGGTACGCATGACGCTGGATATACTGACTTTGCTAGGAGCGGGAAGCTTTATATCGGAGAAGGAACAACTCTGTGGGGTAAGGATAAGCTGATTAAGCGCATCGAGAACGAGAGGAAGCTTCTGAGGGCCGATAGAGAAAGAGCGCTCGAGATTGCACGGAAGAGGGCTACATTCGTTAAGCCAGTGCCAGTATATAGTAAGGATAAGCAAGCTCTTACTGGGCTTAAGGCTGTTCCAGGATATCTACCGATGCCGAAGCCGGATAGGGCACCCGGCAACGTAGACTTCGAGACAAGAAAGTAAGAATGCCAGACAACACGGACTTTCTTCCTGTACTCCAAACTACGCGAGACATCTATATGCCTGGTGAGAGGAATAAGTCTCCAGGCTCGTTCACTTCAGGTAGGCAAGTTGATGTTATTACTAAGTGGGGCGAGCTGGGGACTGTTCCTGTCGAACAACTACAGGAAGCACTTGCGAGTGGCCAGTATAGACAGGCCACTCCGGAAGACATTACGCATTACCAAAAGACTAAAGAGCATGATACTCTCACTAGCACGCTAGCAGCCGGCGCCGCTGGCTTCGGTCGCTCTATTCTTCCAATTATCTCAGATGAGGCGTTGGTTCAAGCGGGCGTTTCTAGAGAGTACCTACAGGAACTCCGAGACTACAATCCAACCGCCTCTACGGTAGGAGAGGTTGCGGGTCTTGGAGCTTCTGTATTCACTGGCGGCTCTGGTCTTGCGGCAAAGACACTCGGTCGTGTTGCAGCCGTACCAGGGCTTAGCGCTCTAGGAACAAGAGCTCTCGCAAAGAGGCTTGGTGGCGGGTTCCTGGGGCACGCTGCTGCGGAAGGCTTGGAGGCCGGAGCCTGGTCTGCTCTGTATGGGATTAACGATGCCAGACTTAGGCAGAAAGAGATTAGCGGGGAAGCACTCTTCCAGGCGGCCGCTCAAGGCGGTCTTTCTGGTGCTGCTCTTGGAGGTTTGACTGGATTCCTCGGCAGCAAAGCCAGGAAGTCGTTAGAGGCCGCAGGGGCTGG